CGGTCCTGAGTGAGTTTGAGCCTGAAACGGAGCATACCGGCGAGCGGGTTTTCTGCGGGCTTGACCTTTCCGCCACGCAAGACTTGACCGCGCTGGCCTTTGTTGTCCCCACCGGCTTTGTGGATATGCCGGGCGAAGACGGCACCACGGCGCGCTTGCCGACCTTTGATGCTTGGGTAGAAGCTTGGACCCCAGGCGATACGCTTGCGGAGCGCGCGTTGCGCGATAACGTGCCCTATGACCTTTGGGTTAAGGACGGCTTTCTGAATGCCGCGCCTGGCCGAATGGTGCGCTTTGATTTTGTCGCCGCGCGCTTGGCGGAATTGGTCGGGCTCTATGAAATTGCGGCGGTGGCCTATGACAGCTACGGCTTCAAGCGGCACTTTGAGCCGGAGCTTGATGGCCTTGGCGTGACGCTGCCCATTGTGGAACATCCGCAAGGCGGCAAAAAGAAGGGCGCGCAAGGGCTATGGATGCCCGGCAGTAAGCTGATCCTAGAGCAGCTTATTCTCGAAAAGCGGATACGGTTGCGTCGGTCGCCGGTGCTGATTTCTGCGATGATGTCCGCCACGACGGAAAACGACCCGTTCGGCAATTTCTGGTTTTCCAAGCGCAAGGCGGTGAACCGCATTGATGCGCTTGTTGCGCTGGCGATGGCAGTAGGGGCCGCGACGGCGCAGGCTGAAGCGCATTCGTATCTTGAAACCTCGGAGATGGTGGTCTTGTGAAATGAACCTGATCACGCGCCTTCGAGGGGCGCTTTCCTTACGATCCGCGCCGCGCCCGTTCGAAGAGGTTATGGCGCGCATAGATGAGGCCTATGGCGCGACGGTTGCCGGGCTCGCGGTGACGCCGCAGACTGCGCTTCAGGTGGCGACGGTTCTGGCGTGTGTGAAGACGATTGCGGATGGCTGCGCCACGCCTGCTTTGAATGTGTTTCGGGAAGACGCCAATCGGCGGCGCCAGCTTGCGCGCAATATCCCAGAGTTTCGGATGTTGTCCCGTCGCCCGAATGAGTGGCAGACGAGCTTCGAGTTTCGTCGCACGATGACGCTTCACGCGGCGCTTACCGGCGATGCCCTGGCGGTGAAGGTGATGGCCGGCAATCGGGTGCGGGAATTGATCCCGGTGCGGCCTGGCAATTACCAGATCGACCGCACGGCGCGCTATCAGGTGCGGTACCGCATTCATGATGAATTTGGCTTCATTGGAGAGCTTGGGCCGGATGATGTGTTTCACCTGCCGAATTGGCAGTGGGATTTCTGGCGCGGCCTAAATGCGGTGCGGCTTGCGGCCTCGGCCATTGGGCTTTCCATGGCAGCCGAGCAATCGCAGGCCAAGCTGCATGAGAACGGCGGGCGTCCGGCTGGCATTCTAACGACTGAGGCTAAGCTAGACAGCGCTGCTATGGAGCGCCTTCGGGCATCCTGGCAACGCTTCACGGCGGATAAGCGCAGCGGCACGGCTATCCTTGATAACGCCATGAAATACATGCCGATGGCTATGACCGGGGTGGACGCGCAGCATGTCGAGACGCGGCGCTTGCAGATTGAAGAAATCTGCCGCGCCTTTGGCGTGTTTCCGATCATGGTGGGGCATTCTGACAAGAGCGCGACCTTCGCCAGCTCCGAAGCGTTTTTTGCGGCGCATCTTAAGCACACGCTCGCGCCGTGGCACCAGCTTTGGTTGCAGCGCCTGGATGAGTTTTTGCTGGATGGCTCCGGGCCGCTCTGGTGCGAGTTTGACACGCGATATCTGACGGCGGGCAGCATGGCGGACCGGGCAGTATGGGCGCGCGCCATGGCGGAACTCGGCATTTATACCCGCAACGAATTGCGTGATGAGGAAGGCAAAGACCCGCTGCCCGGCCTTGATGAGCCTTTGACGCCTGCGAACATGAATGGCGCTCCCGCTGCGCCCGCGCCGGAAGTCCCGGCAGTTTAAGCGAAGGAAATTGGCATGACTGAAAACCGCGAACAGGGCGCGCGGCGGGAAACGCGCGACTTTGCGCTTGCCCTTCGCGCGGCAGGCGAAGAAGGCGTTATCGAAGGCTTTGGCTCTGTGTTTGGGCAAGAAGATGCTTACGGCGATGTCGTTGTGCCTGGCGCCTTTGCGGCAAGCCTTGCCGAACATCGCGCGGCTGGAACTATGCCGGCCATGCTTTGGCAACACCGTCAAGACATGCCGATTGGCGTTTGGGAAAGCATGGATGAGGATCAGCGCGGCCTTCGCGTGAAAGGCCGTTTGGCGATGGACGTGGCTCAGGCGCGTGAGGCTTTCGCGCTTGTGAAGGCTGGCGCCATTTCCGGTCTTTCCATCGGCTTCATGACCAAAGAAGATGAATATGATCCCAAAACGAACATCCGCACAGTGCGGGCGGTTGACCTTTGGGAAGTCTCGCTTGTGACTTTTCCGGCGGCGAAATCGGCGCGCGTGACGCGCGTGAAGGCCGCTGCAATTGATGAAATTCTCAAACCTTCCGATGCGGAGCGGTGGTTGCGTGATGTAGCCCCGGACGTGTCGAAGTCTCAGGCGACGGCGCTTGTGTCTCGCTTGATGCGAATGGGTGCCGAGCGGCGAGAGGCCGAGATCGCAACCGAGCGCGCAAACAAGGCAGCCGAAAGGCTGTTGCGTTCCCTGCAATCTTGAACCTGAAAGGAAACCCTCATGTCTGAGGCCCTGACTGGCGCCATTGAAAAAATCGGCGCCGCTTTTGAAGAATACAAGGCGACGAATGACGCGCGCCTTGCCGAACTGTCCAAGCGCGGCGCTGCTGATCCGCTTCTGGACGAAAAGCTTACGCGCATTGACGCAGTGCTTGACGCCCAGGCGGAAATGAAAAAGCGCATCGAACAGGCGGAAACCCGCGCCGCGCGTCCGGGTGGCGCTGGCGAGGCTGGCGCTGGTGCTGACACTGCTGAGGCGCTTGCCTATCGCAATGCGTTTCTCGGATGGGTGCGTAACCCGCGCGACCCGCGCGCCGAAATGAAAATGCGCGAAACGGCGAAGGCGTTGCAAACTCGCGCGATGAACGATGACGGGTTTGAAACCCGCGCCGCTCAGACTGTGACCTCTACCGGTTCCGCCGGCGGTTTTGCTTTGCCGGAAGTAATCGAGCGCACGATTGCTCGTTTGTCTGTGGACATTTCCCCGATCCGTCAGATTGCGACTGTCCGCACGGTTGGCAGCCCTGACTATAAGGAACTGTTCGACGTCAACGGCGCGACCTTTGAATGGCTTGGTGAAGCGGCAACGCGCAACCAGACCAATACGCCTGATCTTGCTGAGGTGGTGCCTACCTTTGGCCTTGCTTCCGCCCGACCGCGCGCGTCCGAAGAAAGCCTTGATGACCTGTTTTTCGATGTCGAAAACTGGCTTGTTGCCAGCGCGGCGGAAGCCATGGCGCAAGGCGAAGGCGTTGCCTTTGTTTCTGGCAACGGCACCAATCGCCCGACTGGATTTCTTGCCGGCCCGACGCCTGTGGTCACTGCGGATGCTACGCGCGCCTTTGGCACGTTGCAGTATATCGCATCTGGTCAAGCGGCGGCTTTGCCAACCAACCCGGATATCTTCTATGATGTCGTTTATGCTTTGCGGGCGCGGTATCGCCCCAATGCGCGTTGGGTAACTTCAAAGCTGGTTCTTTCGGCGCTTCGCAAATATCGCGAAGGCGCTGGCACGGGCCAATATCTGTGGCAGCCTTCTCTCGCCATGGGGCAGGCGGAAACCTTCCTTGGGTATCCAATTACCGAAGCTGAAGACATGCCAGCGGTTGCGGCGAACGTTTTCCCGCTTGCCTTTGGTGATTTCCGCGAGGGCTATCTCATTGCGGATCGCGTCGGGATGCGTATGACGCGGGACGAAATTACCTCGCCCGGGTTTGTGCAGTTCTACATCCGCAAGCGGGTTGGCGGGCGCATCCGTAATTCGCAAGCCATCAAGCTGCTTCGTATTAGCGCGACCTGATCGGGGGCGATTATGTCAGAAGATCAGATGGTCGCAATTGTCACGGTGCCCTTTATCGGGGCGCCGGACGGCGAAGTATATGGGCGCGAATTTGCCGTGGGCGATGAAGTCCACGGTGAACTTGCGGCGGTAGCTATTCGCGAAGGCTGGGCAGAAGTGCCTGGCCAACCGAAAGCGAAAAAGAAAACTGAGGGCTAACCCATGCCAGAAGAGCGGCGCGCTATGTCTCCTGAGGTTATCGAACAAATGATTGCGCGCGCCGCTCAGCAGGGCGCGAAGGCAGCGTTAGAATCAATCGGCCTGAATGACGAAAATGCAGGTCAAGATATGAAAGAGTTGCGGAACCTTCTGGATGCGTGGCGCTCGACAAAGAAAACTGTCTGGAGCCAAATTGTTAAGGCAATGACCATGGCTGTTTTAGGCGCAATCGCAGCGGGCGCCTTTCTGCAATTCAAAGGACTGCGGTGATGCTGGCGCGAAAGGACAAATGACATGCCAAGCTTGATTTACAATTCCTTCTGGGAAGACGTGTTGCGCGGCTTGATTGATGTCGATTCTGTCACCGTGCGGGTGATGCTGACGACTTCGGCGTATACCGAGGATAAGGACACGCACACGAAGCGCAGCAATGTCACCAATGAGGTGACTGGCACCGGATACACGGCGGGC